CAAGCGACAAGAGCAAGAACGCGAAGCGTTGCGAGGGCAGTTGACCCAATCGCAGAAGCTCGAATCCATCGGCACGCTCGCCGGTGGCGTTGAAGAACGCCAAAATAAAATCAATTTCTGGACAGAATAAAATAAATATTACCGCAGATGGGTAAAAAAGACTGCTACGGGCTAGCCGCTCAGGAAATCGCCGCTTTTATTGCGGAATCTATCGGGGTTCGATCAGTCCTCAATCCCTGCTCGAATGACGTCCCAAACTCGAATAATTATGGCGTCAGTGACGCCCTCTCCTCGTAAGATCATCCATACATCTGTGAGCTTGCCCATGGCGCGCTCTTGCGCGGCGGTAAGCTGTCCGGCTGTAGATCGGCGGACGAGATCGGCCATTACAAAGGCGCTCTCGCACGGCAAGTCATAGCCAAGGGTCACAAGATTAGCGCGCATCGACTTGACGTAGTTGCCTATTGAGGATGCCAGAACGCGCGCCTCGGCTTCATCGGCTTCGGCTTCGGAGGTCGGACGCCCCTGGACAACTACCTGCCAGAGCTGGGTGCAGTACTTCTGGTGGTGCTCCTGAGTCATACATCCAAATCCCTTGTATCCCCAGTCAAGCCCCCATGAGTTCTCGATCCACAGCGGATCTTGAATAATATCAGTTTCTCGGCTATTGGAGACCATGAGGGTTGCGTGCTGCCCCACCTCGACCGTGTTTTTATGGTCGATACACCCTGCGGCATTTGTGCTGTACCAGCCCTCCGTGAGCGTATAGGTCGCGATCAGCGGCGCGAGGGCAAGAGACTTGAGATCGTAGACACGACGGATAGTTGTGTGACGAGGAAACCAGCCAGCAGAATATGCAGCAAAGAACGCCTCGGGGATACTCATACCACCATCTAAGTTGCCGTGGCGTTTCATCCGGTCGGAGCGCCATGTCTCAACAGCAACATCATCGCTTATGCCTTGCCCTGTCATGCATTCGACCCACGAAGCCATCGCAAAAACAGAACACGCACCAGTCTGCCCCTGATTGTCGCCTGGGTGGCACCACGGAATCCATGATACTTTCGGGCCTCGTTGTAGCGGGGTTATGCTAGTCGATATTTCGGACATCAAGGATCTCCTTAGTTGCGGGGTCGATTGGCTGCGTGATTGGGTAGCGTGCCTGTAGATAGGGATCGACCACGAATGGGCGGGGGTTAGTGCGGCCGGTTGTGTCACATCCGGTCAGAATGCTACAGCCCGCTATGGCCATGGCGATCACGACGCCTCCCATAAAGGCGGATAGCAAAGGGTGTTCTTGTTTTGGCAGGCGGCGGTTGTTTGTGTACGTAGTCATCTCAATATCCCTCCAGTGTGTCGTATTCGCGGCGACCGCGCAGCTGGATGTTTCTTTGTCTGTGTTGCCTGGCCAGCGTGGCCGGCCGTCGATCTGGGTTGTAGCCTCTGTCTATTGCGACCTGTCGCAGTAGCGGATGTTTTGCGAGCTTGCGGAAGGCTGCAAGCTCGACTTGGCGAACCCGCTCGAGCGTCATGTCAAGATGGGCTGCTGTCTCGGACAGTGTGTGCCGTGGGCTGTTATTGTGTGAGATCATCGACTCTGGCCATGCACAGCGAATCGCGCTGCACTCTGAGTTGTGTGTCGGAGCATCTTCCCACGGCGCAGAAACTAAGGATAAGTTAGGTGTTGCTGACGGGCAGTTACTCATTGGCCACCTCCACGTGCGAGCCGCGCCAGCATAACGGGTTCTCAAGGCTTTGCAGTTTGATCAGACATGTGCCAGCGGCGAGCCCATCAACGGACCATTGCGCGGTGTTGGTGATGCCGCCCGCGTTGCTGTCGGTGGACGCCAGAACGGCTTGTGCCTGCCAGCCCTCGCCAGTCACAGGGATTGCCAGCGTGGCCAGGCTTACAAACTCGCCAGCCCCAGCCGATACCCACGACAGATCCGCCGTGACGCCGTTGGTGACGGTGGCCGGGGTTGAGACCATCCTGATACCGCATAGGTGGATGGGCTTGGTTACGGTCACGCTACGCCCGCCAAACTCATGCATCTTACGGATGCGGATAATGCCGTTGTCTGTAAGGTACTCAGCTCGATCGGGGATGCTCCATGCGTAGGTGTTAGTACCCTGCACGCTGGGGACACCACACGCAATCTCACGCCATGATGTGCCACCAGTCATGCTCACATCAATCCGCACGCGCTCTGGGGTGACGTGCATCCATGGCATGATGTGGCTTGCGCTCATATCGTGCTCTGGCCAGTCCCATACGATGTCGTACGATTCAGAAAAGCTGAAATGGGGAAAGCTGAAAGCTGAAACAAGGATGATCAGGAGAATCTTGGTCATAGCGAGACTCCATTGGTTGACCACGATTGCAGCAGGCCGTTGCTGTAGATCTGGGTGTTTGTGACGCCGCCTTGGTCCAGCCAGGAGTTTGTTACCGACATTGCGGTCCACGTCGTTGCGACGCGGGACCCTTGCTCGTAGAGGGGGGCGGCGATGTCGACGCGGGCCGCGCCTTGCGCCTGGACTGCTCGCAGAAACCAGGGTGACTCTGCCGGGTTTGCAATGGTGATGGTGTATACGCCATTGGTGGCCACGGGATAGCTGTTTGAGGTTGCGGCCACTGGAGCCCAGTTGGGCAGTAGTAGCGATTGTGTCCATTGGATGCCAGGCTCTGAGGTTACGCCATTTGTCGATACACCCACGGTGGCGTTGGTGCCGTCGCTTGCAAATGTGTCGATGTGCAAGCCCTGGTAACCATCCTGGGCCGTGATTACGGGAGTCCCGTCGACCGCGATCGTGAGGCCGTTGGAGCCGGTCCAGATATCGGCATAGCTCACAACACCCACGCCCTGAGTCTCGATCAGCGTCCAGCCACCGCCCAGGCGGATAGGGTTACCGTCCGCCTCAATGGCAGATGTTGCCGCGTATGTGCTCCATGCCGCTGGTGTCACAGATGCGATCGCTGCATCGTGAGTGCGCTTGTTGACGGGATCGCGATCATTGGTGGGATCATCGACCCGCAAAATCTGGCCGCGTAGATCATTGGTTACGCCGTAGCGGGTTGGGTCGCTCCAGGAGTAGGCCACGATATTGCTGATCGTGAGGGAGACATCCCCGCTCGCTGGCAGTGTGTTTGTGGCCACGATGCGCACATAACTCGCGGTGGCGGTCTCGGCAAATGTTGCCCAGTTGGTGCCGTCGGCGCTGATCTGGCTCACGGTGGACATGGTGCCGGATGCATTATAGCTGATCGACTCCACGCCGTTGGTAAGCAAGGGCGAGGTCGCGATGACCTGCTCGGAGGTGTAGGATCCGCCCGCGTCCGTCCAGGCTGCATAGATGCCGGTAGGGTGGATGCTGAGCGGATCTACCTCGGTAGGTGTGATTATATCGTTGATGCTGGCTGCGCGATAGCCGTCGGCAAGCGTGATCTCTTTGCCGGTGAGCATCTTAATGCCATTAATGCCCCTTTCGAATACTAAATTACCGCCTGTCACAAAGCGCTCTATGTAGTTGCCACCTGAGCTTGCGCGTTGTGTCCCCATATCTGGAGACCCCACCCATGAGTATGCCGGGTGCGTCGCATCGCCATCGTATGCCTGGACGTTGCTGACCAGGTTGCTGTTAAGGATGTTGACCGATCCATAAGGGATAATTAAGCCGTCCTGGCTGAACAATCCAACGACTTGCTGATCAAGCACAAGGGCCATGACAGCGTTGGTGCCAATCATGGCGCGGTAAAAAGCGGCGGACTGTGGCGGAACATTGGCAATCTCGTTGCTGCCAGCGGCATAGACGATGTTGGTGGCGAGGATGGATAGCCATGCAATCTCGCTGCCATCGTAATATGGGCTAGTGCCCGCGACGGTCGGAATCGAAATCGACTTACCCTGAATGTTTTCCACTTTGGAATGCTGAAGATCCGCGCCAGTCACGTCGCCACTGATTGCAACACCACCAGCTTCGACAGCCGTCACGCGGTCGGCGATAGCGCTTTGGGCGGACAGATCGCCCTTGAGTTCCAAAGCGGCATCAAGTTCGAATTGGGTGGCCATATCTACATAGCGATGCTCTGTGACGCTATCGTACCAAATCAAGCCATAGCCAGTGGCACGGGCAGAGTTGTTGATGACGCCCTCCGCGATCTTGTCGACGCGGAAGCCGGCCGCGAATGAACCGGAAATATCCGCAGTGGCCTCAAGATCCCCCACGTACTGCACGTTGACGGCTTCGCGGGCTGTCGCACCACTTGGCGTATCCACGTCAAGGTGCAGCCCGGCAAAATCACGGGTATAGCCCACACGCTCCGGGTACTGCCACGACGACAGGTCAATCTGGTCGACCTGCACACTGGACGCGCCACCGTTCCACAGTTTAACCGCAAAGATGTTGGTCGCCGGGATGTTGCCGCGTGTAGCGTCATAGCCATACCAGGGGCCAGCATCGGTCTCGGCAAACAGTGCTAGATAATCATTGGCCGGAGTTAGCTCGATTTTGGAGACGTGCGAGGTGTCGGCCATAATCAGGTAGCCTTCGGGATTGAGCTGTAGCGATCCACCCACGATATCGGCGTCATAGGCCGTCCATCCGGCATCGTGCTGCCAGACTCCAGTGGCGATCTCCAGCCAGTTGGTACCGTCGAACGTTTCGGAGATGCTGGCGACGTGGTCATTACCGTCAACCAGGCCGCGAACGGTTGAGATCTCATAGTCCACATAAGATTTGCTCACGGCACTGAACTCGATCGCCGCAATATCGGCCTCGATGTCTGTGAGGTCCACGCTGCCCGGCTTCATGGTGCCGTCATCGTCCATGATCCATGTCTCGCCGGTTGCCGGAGTGGTCTCGGCAATCGGCGTACCTTGTACGGCAACGACAACCGCGTTGCTCGATGCGCCCTCGATGTCGCCGCCCATGTTCGCCCCGGCGGCTGCTGCTGCGATTGCATCGTCCTGGGCGGCGTTGATTGCATCGGCGTTTGAGATGTGCGCTGTTAGGTTGCTCTCGATTCCAGCAACGCCATCACCAACCAAGGCTGTGTTGGATGCGATTGCCTGGGCGTTGGATGCGATCAATGCATTGAGTGCGGCGTCTGCCTGCTGGTATTCGAAGTCGGTTGCCCAGGGGGCAGCGCCGGGGTTTTCGATATGGGCGGTCGCGAAGTCGATGGAGTTGTAGACGGTGGGGTTGCCGACGACGTCGCCATCTCGCACGGCCGGGAGGGTGATTGTACCGACTCCGCCATAGACGGTGTTGTCGACCGCTCCCACGAGGATCTCAAAGCTGTACTCTGTGGCGGCGGTGAAGTTGCTAGGCGTCATCCAGATGTCGATGCGGCCGGTGTCGACGTGCTGGGTTCCGGCGATGTAGTAGCTGTTGGTCATGCCCGCGTCCCAGTAAAGCATGCCGATCTCGATGGCGTTCTCCAAGGAGACGGCCCGGCGGCCGCGAAGGAGGCGGGGCTGGAGGTGGATGGCTTCTCGCCGATCGAGGTCATAGTGCTGAGCAACCTTCGATGTGATGTCGATGTCCCAGAGCCGGTTGTTTTCAATCTCGGCGGCCATTGCAAATGATGCGGTTGCCAGAGCAGCGGCGATGATGTTCGAGATGTGTTTTATCATCGGTTGACATCCATTTTAATGGTGATCAAAAATTGCGTTGAATCGCTGTCCAGAGAACTGGTGGCATCCCGGAGGCTAAACTCGGCGATACATGCAAGCTCGGTCTCTGTCCCGATTGCGGTCTCCATGGCGGCATCTCCCAGATCCAAGAGCGCATCAGCCTTGGATGCTTCCGCCGATCCGGCGAATGTCCATGTGTCCTGCTCTGCCAGAACGACACCGGGCGTATCTCCAAGGGCTTCAAGAGCACGGACTCCAAGAATAACACTTTTTCCAGATGCAGGTTCCTCGACGGTGTAGGCGTCATCGCCACTTGCGGCCGGACGACATAAGCGCAAAGTGATTGGCACGCTGTCTCGCAGCACTAGCGGCAGATTGGTGATGAGCTGCGAGGCATTGTTCGCGCTCAGCAGCGTGTGATTCTGCAGATCCCAGTAGATGTCCATGATTACTCCTATTTGTATTCGAAATCCCACACCGCATAGACATTGTAGGACGTGATCTCGAAGCCACGAATGTAAAGGGGGTGAGATGCTGTTGGGGTTGCTGTTGGCCACGAAGGGAAATTCTCCGATCCCCAAGACTGTGAGTAGGTTTCATTTGTTGTGCTGCCTACAAGCTTGTAAGTGCCATACTCAAGACCGATGCCGTAATCATCGAACTCCATCGCGGCGGGATCGCTATTATACAGGCTTGGCGTCCTGAGCCATGCATTCAGATATACCTGAATCTCTCTCGGTGTGTCGTTGGTCGTCACAGTGACGTCGAGCCTGTTCGCGTATGTTTCTGCCCGAGCACCCCTTGTCGTGAACTCGCTGAGTTGGGCGGTCATTGCGGGGCCGTACTTCGCGATCCCGATCGCAGTAGATGGGTAGTTATTTTCTGCGATCGTCTTAACAGCATCCCAGGATGTGTTTGTCGAAAGGTATTGGGCACGTCCAGCTTGCCCTTGATTGTCGTAATCCCATGGAGACGGAACTGTGTCATACCAGCGGGAATGCCCTCCGCCGTGATCTGTTATTGTCATGGAAGACAGAACTGCGGCCCTCTCGTCTAAGTCTCTTGCAAAAAGCCGATACGGACGAGTGCCGTAAAGAACGACGTTTGTGTAGTGCACTGTAAAATAGCCGCCTGTTGCTGCAAGCGCTGCCGGTGCAGATACCACCATGTTCGTGATGGAGTACCAGACGTTCGTGCACTGCTGCGTCATGGACGACATGGTGACGATTTCAGAGGATGTATCTGTCGATTGATCGCTCTGAACCAGGACATCTCCATAGATCGTGACGGTTGCCGAGCTAAACGACTGGGTGCCGAAAGGCGTGTAGGTCACAAAAGGCTTGTCGGGAGCGTAATATCTGGTGTCAAAATCTCCGATGCCGTTAAAAACCCATTGCGCGTTCGTATCTGCAACGGTTTCTGAAAGCGCGAACCCTGTTGGCAAACCGGGTTGTCGTGTGAAACAGTAATATCCATTGAAATCCCCAACATCATTTGTTGAGACTGGGTCGTGATACCCAATGTCGAGATCTGCAAATCTCTGAGCCCATGACATCGTCAGATCAGTGTTGTAATTTGCATTAATAACACCATCAGTATTCGTCGTAATCTCATCGAAGAACCACGCATCATAATTTCCGTTCGTGAAGTACGGGAAAAAATTCGGGGTAAAGTAACTCTCCAATGCCGAGAGCTTGCTGTCTAAGCTGGCCATAAAGTACCGCGTCACATAAGGGAAGCCAGTTGAGGTGAAGGTGCAACTCTCGTTGGTGTATTCGTATTCGAAGGCCCCGAGCTGATTGGTTGTCGTGACCGACTTGCTCAGGAGTACAATGTTTGTGTAGACGTTGGTTGCGATTGGATTCCATACACCGGCAGCCCACACAAGGTTTGTCACAACTTGAGACTCCACCCCTGCGCTCACCGTCCAGGTCTCGACAATGCTGGGAGACGAGATCCCGACCGCCTCGCAGCGCTCGACGATGCCGCTATAAATTTGGCTGATCGGGTTGTACATCTCACGCGCTGCATACCAGTTTGGTGTGTTGGTGTTTGACTCCAGCGGAAAGCCAACGAAGGCCGCCGATGCGGACATCGAGCACAGAAGGCAAAGAAGCAGATTAGTTAATCGGAGTATCAAGATTGAGATCTCCTTCCTGACAGGTGTGATCCTCTGCGTATGTGCCTGACGTCGTTGAGGTAAGCAGCACGACCGGAATGCGTAGCGCCGTGCTGTTTGTGATTGGCTCAGTGGACGAGTGAAATACAGAGAGTTCCTGCCCGCTGGGTGCATTGCGAGCGATCTTGAGGTAGACCCACTCTGTTAGCCCGGTGAGCGCAACATCTTTTCCCGAGGAGAGCGGATACTTGGCAAGGCCGTGCATGCGGATCGCTCCGGGCTGGATGGTGCAGGTTGCGCCATCGAGTGACCAGGCAAAGGACATCTTGCGGTTGCTGCCACCGCCACCCGATCCGCCGAACTCCTCGACGTTAGAGGAGAGCCGCTGCGCGGCTGCGGTCCTTCGCTTCTGCACGTGGCCCTGCTGCCTCAACGCTCTGAACTGGCTCTGCATCAGTTCTCCTCCACAAAGCGTTCAGATTCAATTGCAGCCGTGATGTTGGTGGCCTCAACGGCAACCACATCCGGGACACCCTCGTCAAAGCGGTAGCGGATGGCCGTCACAACTTCCTTGCCACTCAAGCGCAGATTGCGCCCGGAGACTTCTAGCCGGTCTCCGATGTTGATCTCCGGAATAAAGGGCAGATCCACCTTGAGCGGGCTCTCTACTTCAGGTGTGGCCTCAAGCGCAGAGTCGATCGCGTCCTGAAGGCGATCGGCCACGTCGATATAGACCTCTTCGCCCTCGTCTGCCAGATCCACAATATCGTTCTTGGCGCCAGCCAGATCCGGAAGCTTCACATTCTCTCTGCGCTCGGGTTGCAAGTCGCTCTTGTGGATGATCTCATAGCGCGGAGCTGGCAGATACACAGAGCCTGGCGCACTCTCCTTATAGTCCACCGTCTCGAGCACCGTGACCACCGTCAACCAAACACCCACATCCGTCCACGTGCTCGCCCCCTCATACGTAACCGTCTCTGGCGTCTCCTGCCCATTGACCGCAAGCTCCAGGTTCGCCTTGAAGTCAAGCATGGCATTGTCGTAATCAATCCTGAACCCACCCACACAGGCCCGCGCATTCTCGATCGTACCATCGGGCGAGATCCAGACCACCGGCTTCGGAACCCGCTCGCTTGTGGAGAGCGCCGGATTCGCCAACAGCTGCGCAGCCGTGATGTAGCTCGATCCATCCTGGTCCAGGCGGGTGAGCAGCTGCTTGAGCCATGGCTTTGACTTGCTTCCCGCAGACAGATTGGCCCCGAGCGCGTTGTCCTCATACATTGAGACATCCACATAGAAGCGCACATAATACTTTGGATCCGTGAACAGCGCCCTGCCAATCAACAGCGGGTCATCCCCCTCGGTTGAGTAGGTCGTTTCCTTTACCACCCGATCGCTCACCGCCTGGTAAACATCCCGCGCGGCTCGAATCGAGCGCGGCACACTCACCGCACCGGCGTGCATATCACTGGCAGCCTCCGCCCGCTGCAACCCCTTCGGTCTCATCAACCACGCCGTGCGCTGCGTGCCATAGCCAGGCCGCACCGGCGTGAATGCGCTCACCGAGCTGCCGGGGATCAGCCCCCAGCTTTCGCCGGTCAGCGATACAATCGAATCCACGGCATCGAGCGCCGTCATGCCTGTGAGATCCAGATGACTCGGCTTGCGGTCGTACGCAGTGGAGAGTGCGGTGATCGTTCCCGACTGCAGCTCGACTGCCGTATCACTCACATAATATGTAAACACCCACTCGAGCACCTCTTTGAGGGTCCACAAAGTAGCAGTCGAACCCGTATTGAACTCCAGCGCAGCCGGATCCTTGTTTGGGTTGCCGTCCAGATTGAACACAACATCAAAGCCAACGTCCTTGAACCCAGCCTTGCCGATATCCTCTGCTGGTGTTGTCGGCTGCGTACCAATCCCAACCTGACCGATCTGCCTCTCCTGCATCCGCCACTTGTCGCAGTACAGCACCATCGAGAGGCTCTCATCATCTGCCTGGATATCGGGCAGCTCATCACCCACCACGCCCCGGAACACCGTGCGCGATCCAATCTTGAGCCGCACGCTCTTGCCCATCTCCACCGCAGAGTCGGTGGCATAGCGCACCGGCCAGCTCACAACCGCAGAGCCAACCGCCGCGCCCGCGTAGACATTCAGAGACTCCAGCGCCACAAGGCTTGGCAGTACCGTGATCGTATTTCCGCTGAAGGAAGCCACAACCGTCGGCGGAACAAACACACCATTGTTGTAGATCGTCATCAGCTCACCCCTCCCACCTGCTGCCAGGTGATCTGGTACTGGTGCACGATCTCTCCGTTGTACGTTCCGCCCGACTGGCGGATCGCAAACGGATTCACGCGGCCATCCACCTTCACGCAGTTATAGTTTCGCACCTCAAACACGGGAGGCGCAACCGAAATCACGGCAGGCACAGAGCCATCCATACTCTTGAGCGTTGCCCCGGCGCTGTGCGGCAGCCGTTCCATCTTATAGCGCCGCGTCGCGCCGCCCTCGATGGTTGCAATATTCGCAGTTGTGCAGCGGCCGGACTCGGTGATGACGGCCAGGCCGTTATCATCGGTCCGCAAATTGTAGCGCTGTGCAAATGTTGCCATTGTCTTTCCTTACGTCGTAGCTGGCATGATGATCTGGTGGCCGTACCTCAGAATTTCGTCCTGCATCCGCTTCGCATCATTTGCCCGGATCGTAAGATTGCCGATAGAGATCACCGTACCGCCTGCCCGTTTCTCGCCCTTCTCAAACATGCCCTGCGGGGCAATTGCTGTGGAGTCCTTGTGCTTCCGATTGCCAGTGTTGTCTGAGCCAACAAACCTCCGAAGCCGAACGTTTGCCATCAAAGGATTAGTCTTCTCTTCGTGCGCAGCAGCCGCCGCGTCTGCCTTGCGACCGGCGCGGAACTGATCAAACGTCGGCATTCCAGCCGCAGCACCGGTTCGATCGGAAAACCCTTTCGTCAATTCGGCGACTGCCAATTTGACAGTGGTCACAGTTTCAGGAATCTTTTTTCTAAAAGAAGCTGCGCCCTGAGAGAGATGCTTCTGGCGCATCACGCCAGAGAGTGCTGCCTCATTTTCAGGGCCAATCTCCTTCAGCCATTTACGAACATACAGCCGAGACCCAGAGTCTTTTGCACCTGTATATTTTGCCTGAGTCCTAGCCAACTCAGGAACAGCGACTCCAGTACGTTCCTTGAAGGCTGCCGCCTCCTCATCAGTCATAGTCTTAAGAGAATCAATCGCGCCCGTCATTCTCTGTCTGCCCATGCCTTTCATCTGGAGAGCCTCTTCGAGAAACGCAGCAGCAATCAAATGTCCAAGCCCAGAGAAGACGGCCCCAGCTGCCTGTAGATATGCGACCAGGCTAACAGCCAGAATCTGGCCCGCCGTGCTCATGCCGTCATTGAGCACGCCGGGGATCGCCTCTGAGTCTTTGCGCAGCGCTTTCATAACCTCAGCCGAATATGCCAGCACATCCTTGCCATACTCCCAGGCCAGCATCAGCTTGTCTGCCACCTGTGCTCCCAGCTCCTTGAGCTTACCGCTCTCGATCAGCGCGGCCAGCTTGTCGCTCATGCCCTGCACAAAGTCCGTGGCCACTGGCATCAACCCATCGCCAAAGTCAGCCGCCGCCATTTTGAGCAAGCCGGAGAGCGTAGAGGTGGCACCCTTCCAGGCATTGGCAAACTCAGCCATGCCGCCGCCGTACTTCACGCTGAAGATAGAGAGCATCTTCTTGCGCGCCGCGTCCACTCCCGTGGCCGTCACCTTCTGCACCTGCTGCATCTTGTCGCGGAAGGTGAACGAATAGATCTCGCCCGCCTTCTTTGCTTCAATGCCCAGGCGGCGCAGCGGCTCTGTCTCCAGGCTGGTCACGGTCGAGACCAGATCCACCAGATCGCGCTGGGTAATCGAGCCCGCATCGCCGACCGCCGTCAACGCCGCCTTGCCCGTGAGCCCCACATTCATCAGCATGATGCGCGCCTCAACCAATTGCTCTGGCGTATAGGGAGAGAGAATCGACATCTTGCTGGTCTCAGCAAAGATCTGCTTGGCCTGCTCTGCCGTTGCCGAGACCCCCTTGAGCCGCAGATTCAGCGCCTGCATATCGCCCGCCGCGCCCAGCGCCCGGTACGAGAGCGTGCCAAACATCAAGCCCAGCCCCAGCGAGAGCCCCGCCAAAGCCTTCATCGGTTTGAGCAGCAGCGACGCCCCGCGAGCCGCAATGCCAAAGGTGGCACGGCTTACGGGACCCACCCGGTCAAGACCAGCACTGAACTTCTTGACGCCACGGTTAAGCGTGCCGATCACGCGCAGAGCCTGAGAGCCCCGCGCCAGAATCCGCATCTTCAGTGTCATGTCATCAGCCATAGTCTAACCCGTCCCAATTTCAGCTTTCAGCATTTCAGCTTTCAGCTTTACTCCCTAGCTCCAGCTTGCTGGGTGTTCCAGAAACCGCCCTGTCTGCCCGCCATCCTTTGCTGCTGCGCGTTCCAGCATCATATGCAGCTCTGCCTCTTCGATGTCGCCGTCGATCTTCTCCGGGGCTTCCAGCAGTAGCAGCGCATCATCAAGGCCTACTTCTCCCCGTTCGAACTGAGCTCCTGAGAATCCGTTTCGCAGGAGGATGTATCGGGCAAGGCGGCGGATGGCTCGGTAGTAGTCGGACTCGGCGGGGCTTCGTCCGACCGCGTAAAATCCGCAGGCTTCTCTCCCGTCGAGATCATCGTCACCAGCTGCTGGATCTCCTTGTCATTGCACATCTCCAGAATGGCCTCGATCTCATCAGCCGAGTAGTTGCGCGAGAGCGACAAGCCCACGATCTTGAGTGCAGCCTCCGCCACCTCGCCCTCGCGTCCCTCCGCCTCGCCGATCATGTCTTCTGTCAGCTCGGCCAGCACCAGGAAGTTCTCATCCTCCGGCTCAGTCGCCTGAAGCTTCAGCAGCTTTGCATTCAGCTTGTGCCCGAACTTCGAGCACCCGAGCAGCAGCTTCTTATAGGCGCGCATCGCCTCGCGCAGCTCAACGCCCTTCTTGCCATAGCAGGCAGTGGCCACGAAGATATCCTTCTTCAGCAGTCCCTCCGTGCTATCCGTCTCCAGCGTGTATCTCAATCCAATAGCCATTACGATTTCACCATTGTCCGGAACGATCCCGACATCGCCGCCTCGCCAGCGTTGTCAGTGGGCACGCTCAAATCCTTGTTGAGATAGCCATCAGCAAAGGTGTAGGTCACATCTGTCACAGTCTCCACACCAGCCGCAACCGTCACCTCTTTGACAACACAAACCAGAGAGACCACATAGCCAGTGGCCAGTACGTCAGTTTGCACCTTGAACGTCACACCATACGGCCCCACGCTCATCATCACCGGAAACCCGGCATCCTCGATGTCGCTCTTGCTGTCATCCCACTCCGTTTTGTCCTGGTAATCAAAATCCCGCGCGCCCGTCACCGTAGGCGTCGTGATCGAAAACCGTCTCAACCGTTTTGTAGCCATCTTCCCATCCTCCTGTGTTTACCGATTAGAGCGAACCTGCCGCTCCGCGAAATACTGAGCCTCAAAGCGCAGCGACCACAGCGCATTGCTGCCGCCGCTCATCCAGAGCACGTCCGGACGATCGTCACTGACATAATCCATGCGCATCACCCCGTGCGGCGGGCAATAGCCCTCCATCTCCCAGATCAGCAGATCCACCAGATCCGTGATCTCCTCATCCGTGTTGACATCCTCCCAGCTGCCCGCCAGATACAGCACCAGATCAATGGAGAGCACGCGGTTGGTGGACTCCTCATCCTCTCGCCCCGGCAACCGGCGCTGCCCGCCATCGCGCACAATCGCCGCCGGATACATCGAACTCATAGGCCGGAGCGGACCACGCTCCACTTTGCGCAGCCACTTGGCGCTCGTGCCCTCAGCAGAATTAAAGAGCGCATCCACCCGTGCGGCCACCGCCGTCACAATCTGCGTCCGCTGCCGCTTTGGTGTATAGTCGTCGCTCATAGCTTCCTCTTTGCCTGGTCAAACTCCTCCACCACCTCATCCGAGATCATCTGGAGAGACCCCTCAACACTCTCACGGAAATGCAGACGCGGCTTGATGCTCTTGACCAGAACGTAATGAACCACCACGGTGAACCGGTTGATCCGTTCCAGCAGAACGACATTGTCGATACTCTTCACCAGCGCAAGCTCAGCGCCCATCTGCCGGGGACCAATCCCGCGCGCCGATGCAGCCCGCGCCTCATCCGAAACCGGAATTGCCATCGCGCCGCCCAGCCGCGCCTTTGCCCCATACTCCTGAGAAAGCTCATACGGAAAGCCGCGCGTTTTGCGAAAGCCGATTGCCCCATCAATCACGATTGCCCCGGTCGAGCTCTTGGCCACATACGAAGTCAACCGCGAGAGCAGCCCACTGCGCGAGCCAGAGAAAGAAAGCTCGGCCCCCTTGCGTACATTCTCCTCAGTCAGAATCAAACCCCGCTTGAGCCCGCGTTCAACCGCCGTTTGAACCACCTTCGGAAGGCGATCAAACTTGCGCAGAATCTGCGCCGCATTGCTTGAGATTCGGATCTGGTCACTCATCTTGATTTCTGCTTTCCCATTTCAGCTTTCAGCGTTTCTCTCATACCGTCCTCACAAATGGCTGCAACCCCGTCTCAACTTCCGGCAGCAGCGTCTGGAACTTGAGCGCCAGCGAAACCTGCGCGCCCTGCTGAACAGATACGCCGCCCTGGGAGACCTGCGAGATACCCAGGCTCTGGCGATTACGCCACTCGAAGTTTGCCTGGAGCATGAAGTTGCGCTTCAGCGCCTGGAGTTCGTAGTCATAGACATAGGTGCAAGCGGTGCCGTCGCTTTTGACAAAGCCACCTGCATAGACAACGCGGATCGACTGGGGAGCATCAGGCCACACAACGCCGCTCACTCCAAAGAGGATGCGCCCGCGCCGGTGGTTGAGCCGGTAGTCGCTCTCCTCAAGAATCAGATCTGCATTGCTCCAGTCCTGATCGGTGTCGACCACGATCGAGGAGACGGTCTCAACCGGCCAGCGCGCAAGCGTCAGCGCCCGTGTGCCTCCGTTGAAGGTCTCCGTGTCGCTCTCTGAATAAAGAAAACGACGACGGCAGTGCATATCAAAGCGGCCCTGAATGCCCTCAAGCCACATCGTCAGACCCGTGTTGTCCACGCTGTCCTCGATCTGGAGAATCGCCTTCATCTCTGCGAGCGTCATGATATACAAAGCCATCGTCTTTTCTCCTGCTTGACCGTGCGCTAGTCGCGCGTGACGTTAACTACCGAGTTGCTTGTGCCATCCACCACCGCATAGATCGGGGATCCACCGGGAGAAACATAGACGGCATCGCCGGAAAACGACCCGTACTTGTTGGTGCCCACTCCGGCTCCGGACGAATCAAAGTCAAGCTGCGCCACCTGGGCCAGCTCATAGATCCGGTCGCCCGTTGTGCCCGCCTCGGTCAGCGCGCTGGAGATCGTCACGCTATTGGTGCTCGACGCGCTGATCGTTCGATACTCCACCGTGCCCGTGTCATGCACATAGACCACCATGTCATTGGTAGTCAGCGCCCCTGCGCTGTTGGCAACCGCAATCACCGTGGCTCCATTTGTCGGGGCAGCAGTGGGCGTGAGCGTTGCCACCTGGTCCCAGGCGTAGAGCTTGGCCGTGCCGCCTGCTTTGTCGGTGGTGGCATACAAGCTCTTGATCACGCTCTGCGAGCTCTGTGGCCCGAACGTTACCGCTGCACTCGTCGTGCCGCTGGCATACTTGGACTCTCCGGCAAACACCATGCTGCCAACCAGCAGCAGTGTGAGCATTGCAATAAACAAGTTAATCTCTTTCTTCATCGTTTCATCCTCCGTTTGGGTTTGTTTCTTCATTTGTTTGTGGCGGCCGTTTTTTGGGTTGGGTTAAAGGCCGCCCCGGCCATCAAGCCGGGGCGGCTGGTTTTCGATTTCCTTATGCCTTGGTGTTGAGCAGCGCCCAGGTCTTGCCCGGCTTGCGGTCGATCGACAGATGCCCGACAGCCCGGAAGGCGGTCTGGTTGTACGCAAACCGGTACGAGGTATCTGCTGCCAGCTGAATGCCAGATCCGGCCAGCGTCACTGCCCAGGTCTTGGGATCGCCAAAGCCCAGAAGCGCTTTTCCCGCACCGCTGTCTACTTCGTCCGGCATGCCTTCGTCCTCAATGAAGAGCTTGCCCTTCAGGCTGTAGCTTCCATCCCCTTTCTCGCGCAGGATCGGCATCTTGCCAGTGCGGCTCACTTCTTCGAGCACGTCAACCACATACCCGCCGCCCACGAATGCACCCATTCGACGTGCGCGCAGCAACACAGAGCGCATCACTTTGCGTAGGTCCGCATTCGAGAGAGACTCGAAGGTACCCGCTGCCATGGCCACGGCGTTCACAGCATCGGAGAGCATGCCGGTGTTGCCGTTGTAGGTTGCCGACCCGTCAGCATTGATCAGCCAGTCACAGATCCCGCCCACATACGCATCGCGCAGCACGGCAAGCATCCGCTGCCCGAGTTGAATGGGCGAGAGCTGGAGCATCCAGTTGTCGACCGGGAAGTAGATGTGCGCTTCGTCGGTGTCCCAGCTGTACTGTCCAAAGGCTGGATCGCTCTGCGTCATCTTCGTGTCAGAGGTGGCGCGCTTGGGCTGCAAGGTGGGGCGCCCGGTAAGCGTCACGCCTGTGCCCTTGGTCGGCACCCCTGTCTGGAAGTCGACCACGCTCAAGAGCTGACTGACTTCTTCGAGGGTGTTATACAGATCCATCACCAGCACGGTCGGCACAAAGTATCCACCTGCCGCTGTGGTCTCATCCAGCGTGGCACGCTCGTGGCTTTCGCGCATGTAGCCGTCCACCAGCTCGCGCTCCGACGCAAACTGCGACGGAACCTCAGAGCGCATACCCGCGCAGAGATGGCTGCGGACCATTGCACCGAGAACGATGAGCCCCTGCTCACGCTTCTGGGCCGGGTCGCGTTCCAGGCGCAGGCTGTTCTTCTGCTCGATCTCGCGGATCGACTTCTCGCGCTCATCCGCCTGGGTCTTGATGCCTTCGAGTTCTTCACGCAGCTTGCCCAAGTCTCCGGCTTCCGTCTCACGCGCCTTCTCGATGCCATCAAGCTTTGCCTGGAGATCGGTGTGCTGTGTCCCGATATCCTCGCGGATGCCGGAAATCAACTCACGCACTTTACCTAAGCCGTCGTCTTTGTTTTCTTCACTCATTGCTAGTGTCTCCTGTGTTCATTTTGGATCGCCTCGCGCAGCGCGGTCAGTTCCCGCACAATGTCCCCGCCATCGCTCAGCGCGGCAGGCGGGGAGGCTGCGCCACGTAGAGCTGCCACATCGCGTTCAAGGTGTGCGATGCGCTTTTGATCCAGTTCACGTTCTTGTTTCAATTCGGCAATCGTTTCGACTGCCTCATCCATCTGTAGAGTGTGCACAAGGTTTGCCGCCTCGCGGATGTTGTGGTCCTGCCAGGCGCGGGTCAGCGCCTTGAGGTCCGCACGGCGTGGGGCGGCGCTGACTTCCTTGAGCAGCGCACGCTTTACCACCCACACGGCACGCTTCTTGAGCGCCATCTCCGGGATCAGGTCGGCGTCGAAGTCATCGCCCAGTTCCCGCTTTGCCTGGGCAAGCCCCCAGGTTGTGGTCTCGATGTCGTTCCATCCAAATGACCACCCTCGGGCATAGGGGATTCGTTCTGTGTTGACGCCATAGAGATAGGCATATTCTCGGCCCAGCTCGGTATCGGCAAACTGCACATCAATCACGCCCTCTCTCTCACTGGTCTGGATCGAGAGTGCGCGCCCGATGTTGGGCGGATTCACCTGGCCGGTTGCCACACCATGACGGGCAAGAATCTCAGGAGACGCCTCGAACACATCGGTGCGCAGGCCGCCTGGCAGAACCACACCGCCGTCCTGAGCAATGCCACGGGTGGCAAAGACAACAGAGCGAAGGATCCGCTGCTCAAGATCAACGTCCACTTGCCTTTGATTCATCACAACAAATCGCGCCTGTGTATTCATTACGCATCCCCCTTCACGGCTTTAGAAAAGACCACCGAGCAGGTGCAGTTGGCTACCTCGCCCACGGGCAGTTCCGTTGATCCGGGAGCGTCGGTCATGTATCCATTGACTTCGAACTTGTCATCAAGCGCGATCGGGTGCTCCAGGTACCGGCTCTGCGCAGCCACATGGGCGTCGCGTGCCTGTTTCGATCCGCCGTGTAGCCACCCCTTGGAGAGACCGCCCACCTCGCGAGCCGCCAGCATGCGCCCGTCGTTCACAATCCCCGAGGTCTGGGTGCGTGCCGCCGTCATGGGCCGCGCCTTGGTCTCGCCCACCTGATCGCGGTAATAATCTGCCAGCCGGTCGCCAAGCTGGGCGGTAGTGTCGCCCTCGGCAAACCCGGCGCGAAGCACATTTCTGAGCTCTTTCTCTGTGGTGGCATTCGCCTTGCTGGCCTGAATGCTGCGCTTCTCAATGGCCTCCATCACGCGCGGGTCGTCAACAGAGAAGCCACCAAGTTCAGCGGAAGGAACATCGTGCTCGCCAAAGAACGTATAACCATCCTCCATGTGGGAGGTGATCATCCCGCCAATGCGGCTCCAGAGCATCCCGTTCTCGTCTTCTTCCGGGAACACAGCGGAGAGGATCCCGTCGGCAGAAAGATCCGTACCGTCCAACTGGGGAGAGGAATCCTCACGGGTACCGGCAGAGGATACGATCTCGCTGTAGCGATCCAGCACGCGGCCGCGCTGCTCGGCAAAGAAGCGGCTCCACTTGCGCGCCGCTGCCTTCTCGCGCTCTGCAAGCAACCGGTCAATCGCAGCGCGCATTCCCTGCCACGCCTTTGGGATCTCCACCTCGCCGCCCTCGTCGTTCTCAGCACGCACATGGGAGGCGTTGCCAAGATCAGCAAGTGCCCCATCAAGCTCCCGAAGCTTAGCATCCAGCGCGTCCGGCTTTGATTCATTTCGACTTTCGCGTTTCCCGATTTCCGCATTTACTCCGGCAAGATCGCTGGCAGGCTGCAACGAAAACGGCAGCGTTGCGATGTTGGTCGGGTGCGGCGGCAGGCGCATTTGGAGATAGTCTCCCATCTGGTCAGGCTGCCAGCCTCTGGCAAGAAGTTTGTCCAGGATATCCACCTTCTGGAGGCGCTGTTCCATGAGCTCCTCGATCTCATGCTCATCGAACCAGATCGAGAGTGTCCGGCTCACGGAAGCCGATCGCAATCCGCACTGGCGCATCTTGGATTGCTGGCTGTCTTTTGCCAGCCGCTGGCCATAGGAGAGCTCGCGGGATCCGGCGCTACCGCTCCAGCTGTTCTTGTCGACCAGAAAACGCTGGTGAGCGGCCGCAATACGCGAGAGTTCAAAGAGCCCGGTCTCGCTCCACCACGCCGCCTTCTGCTCCCGTGTGCTGTTGCCCTGGCTCAGGCCGGTCTCGCCTTCGGTCAGGCCCACCATGGCAGGCTTCACGCGCATCAGCGCAATCTGCTCGCTTCGGCTCATGCGGCGTCCCTCAAAGAACTGGAGATCCTCGGGAGAAAGACCGATCGCTTTTGCTTTCAGTCCACCATACAGGATGCCGGGCTTGTGCGCATTGGCGGTGCCACTATAGCGATCGTTCCATGCTTCGAGAAACTCATCTCTCTGGTTGACATCCCAGCGCTGATCAGTCTCAAAAACAACATCCGGCATGCCGCCGTTCTTAAAGATAGAGAGGTTCTGTTCCTGAGAGAGAATGTCCACCAGCATCGAGCGCCGCCCCGGAACCTCCGGGCGCAGCGCCTTGGTCGTATCATACGGGCTATAGAGCAGGATTGGAATCACATCCTCCTGGGCAAACGCATGCACAGCGCCAGTCGAAGGCTCGCGGTATGACCAGCCAACGGGGGCGCGCATACCAGTCTCTGCATGCACGGCCACCACAGGCGTGGTGTGCAGGGGAGACAAAGGGATCAGCTCAATTGGGTTGCCGCGTGCGCCTCGGATGATTGCAATTTCGCACTCGTTGTAGAGCGCAAGGTGGCTCTCGATCAGCGCGAAGTACTGCACCTTATCCATCCACGAGTTCGGCGTCTGGAGCAGATCATAAAGTGCACCGCTTTCCACGAGCGTATCGTTGCCCGTTGCGATGCGCAGCGGCACCTGGCTCACAGCTTCAGCGCGGGACATCATGCCGAGATAGACCCACAGAAGATTCTCTGCCGGGCGATCCATCCCGGCCACATGCAGCGAAGAGGAAACATTGCCAGAGGTGCGGATCATGCCCCCGAAGGCTGCTGCCATACCGCTTCTGATCCGTCCGAAAAACTCGCGTACTCTCATTACAGAATCCCCTGCTTTTGATTGGAGTCCTCACCCACAAAGAGCGCCAGCGCGATCGACCACGCAATGTCGCAATGGGAGAGTTTGTTTATTGGGTTGGCCGTCTCAACAAAGGTAGCCCGGCCGCTGGGCAGTACGGCGGTCTGGATGGCGGCAATGTCAAAGACCACGTCCTCATCATCGCGCCCGTCAGAAAGATCAATGTCGCCATCCTCAAAGATGCGGATCATCCGCGTGCCCATCTCGGCTTTGTGCGTGCCAAACATGATGCTGGCCCAGCGGTACTCACCAAAGATGTCGGTCAGGATCTCGCACGTTTCCATGCCCAGGCCACCCGCATCGCCCGCGCCCACAGCCGAGGGCACGGCACGCATAAAGGCAATGGCCGCCTCGCGCTGCAAAGCAAAGGAGCGCTTGTGCATGGTCAGCAGCGCCATGTGTTTCCAGCGCCCACCAAACTTGGCCATGATCGGAATGGAAGAAAGATGCCCGGTGCGCGCCACATCATAGCCAATCGAGACACTCTCAGCAGCGCGCAGGATCTCAACGAGAGGGGCGATCCACGCCTCGGCATCAAACGATTCATTGCCCTCTATGTGCTTGCGGTACAGGGGATAGTTCTTTTTGGCCGCGTCCAGATATCCCCACTTGATTGCCTGGGATCCCGCGTTCTTGGGCTGGAGCATACACTCCTCCAGAAACGCATCCTCTCCCCCCACCATTGCCTTCGTGTCGGCAAGAAAATCTTCCCTCGAAATGGTCTTGCCGGTGATTTGGTTGATCTTGTCGAGCAGCCCCTGGTCAATCGCCTGAATCAGGTTCGTGCTCCTGATCTTCCAGCGGCTCTTGTCTCCCAGCGCCCGCTCCTGTTTGATCAGCCTGTTCAGAGCGCTGTTCATGCCCTTATGGCTCGACCAGATTTCTACGGAGTGGCCCCACATTGCACGGCCACCAGCCGCCTGGAGCATGGCGTCGGGCTGCTTGTGCGAACAGATCTCATCAATCCCCACATCGCCGCCCTTGCCTCGCAGCGAATCCGGGTTCGATGAGAAAACCTCGATCGAGCACTCCTGCTTTTTGAATTCGATTTCGAACGCCGTCTCGCGCCTGTTTTCCTGGGCATTCCAGGTTTCGAACTCGCGGACATCGCTTGCGCCGACGACGTCGAAAATCTTGCAGAACTTCTTGCAGTCAACCGCGAAAGCCTTGGCAATGCGTTCATTCACCGAGGTGTGCAGATAGTTCCCTTTGCCCTGCATGCGGCGGCGTACCGCGCGGAATGCTTTGCAGAACGTGGCCCCGATTCGGATCGACTTCTCCCACACCTCAAGCCGGGCCTCTTCCGTGATGGCTTCCTTCTGGTAGGCAAGCCAGTACTTGCGGTCGATCGCGTTGTCCAGATCCAGATTGTCTACTGCGTTAGCCATTGCTTTATAGCCCCATGATGTCGTCGACCTTGTTCACCACCTGCTGCATATCCACCCCAGCCGCCGCGCCGCTCTCGCCCTTGACTGCCATGGCGGCCAGCTGCTTCTTGAGCTCATCAATCCTCTGGCGGTTCACATCGCGGCTCGTGGCCTGAGCAAGTTTCAAAACATTGGCAACCCAACCCTTGCCGGAAAGACCATCAAGAAACTCTTCCGCCGGGGCCTCAGCCGCCAGGGTTAGAGCACGGGCTTGAAGGGCCTTCGAGACGTTTTCAATCCCCGTTCCATCCTGGTCTCGAAGCACGTCTCGAAGCATGTCAAAGCGGTTGCTCTGCTCCAGAAGAGCGCGCTCCATACCGGAACGTTCCGCGCGGTAGCGCTTCAGCCAAGTCTGGAACGTCTTGCTCTTGCGGTAGCGGTGGATGATGTTGACGCGCCCCGCAGCAGATGCGCTGATCGGCTTGCCCAGACGCTCTCCGGCAGCATCGGCAATGGCAGAATCGGTCAACGAATCGCGCCGGATCATATGGTGAATCACCTCAAGATCCGAGTCGCTCAACTGTCTCAGCACACTTGCCATCTCTTTGCTTCCTTCGCTGCCTCTTTGTTCAAAATCTCTACGCCGGAATCACCCCATCGAGAACGTCCATTCCATCGGCCGTGATCTCCCAGAACTCGTCATAATCCCCGGCGTTGAACACCTTCTCGCTCTTCAGCCGCCCCTTGTCCTTGAGATAGTCCAGCCGCAGCTCAACATCATTTCGATCCACATCAAACTGGCGCACCCGTTTCAGGTATCCATGCACCGCCTCGGCGGGAACGGGCGCAAGGTTCTGGCTCTCTCGCACGTAGATCAAAATCTCTTCATCCATCCGCCGCTTCATTGCGATTCGTGCTGCCTGTTCTCTGCTCATGATTGGCCCCCGATTGCTTCCAGTCTCCCGATCATCTTGTCTAAATCGCTCTGCGCGCTGATCACCCTCTCAAAAAGCTGTTCTGTGCGGCGGCTGGTGATGTCCACGCGCTCCGTCACCCGTGCAATGGTCTGCATCTGGCCGATCGCCTGGTCCGTATGCGCCTTGAACTCCTTGCGCGTCACCATCGTCTGCTGGATTGTGGCGATCTCCTGGTGCATCGTCTTGCGCACTTCCGCCGCCTTTGAGTGGCGTGCGTCCAGGCGGGCTATCTCCTTATCCTTCACGATCTTGAACTCCTTGCGCGTCACCATCGTCTGCTGGATTGTGGCGATCTCCTGGTGCATCGTCTTGCGCACTTCCGCCGCCTTTGAGTGGCGTGCGTCCAGGCGGGCTATCTCCTTAGCCTTCACGATCTTGAGCTCCTCAGAAACCGCGTCGACCCGCACAAAAAACCGTCTGAGCAGCAGCATAAACAAGGCAACAACAAAGCCTGCCCCGCCAAGCCCCGCCCACATTGATGCCCACCAGTCAAAGCCCATATCACTCCGCGCCTCCCATTTGTGCCCGCCGCTCTAGCCCCCTCACGCACTCACGCTCCAGGAAGAGCGCAGCGGCGCGATAATCTTTTGCCCGCTCCGTCTGCTCCTCACGACGCTTTCGGATATCGTGCTTATGCGCAGCATCCTTGCCAGGCATGTTCAGTTCGATGCGCAGACACTGCTCAATCGTACGGGCCGCGCCATGCAGATGCTGGATCGCCATCTGAAAAGGAGCCGGTCCATTCTTCGCTTCCTTCGCTACCTCTTTGTTCAAAACAGCAGAGCCCATTTCAGCTTTCAGCTTTCCGTTTTTCAGCCCTTCTTCCATCACGCCCACCCCCGAGACTTCACCATCAACCGAGCCCGCGAATACGCCTCGCCAATCAACCCATGGTCAAATTCCAGCGAGCCCCTGGGAGCCTCCACGTGAGGGTGGATCACGCGCACGCAACCATGGTTCTGCTGTGTATAAAAGATTGTGGCAGCCACCTGCGCCTCATAAAGCAGGTCGATGTTATACATCATGCGCGCAATAATGGAGCCATTGCGCTTGGCATAAGACAGCGGCCGCTTCGCGCACAGCATCCAGAGCTCATCATAGGCAAGATAGTCACCAGGCAAGGGAAGAAACTGGCTCGGGCCGCCATCAGAGAAGACCTTCTCGCCGATTGAGACCGGGGGAAACACGCCCGCGATCGACATCGAAGCGAGCACCGCGCGCCGAAGATCGCCATGCAGCGCCAGCGCACTGCGGCCGGTCTCCTCATGCGTCATGCAGACAGTCAGCGGCTTCTTCAGATCGGAAAAAGTGGGGGGCAAAAGCTTTTCCAAAAGCTTTTCAATGGGCTCATGCTTGAGGAAGCTGTCGATGTGACGGATCCGCAGCGGCCAGGCAAAGCGGCGAGAGCGCACATCGCGGTCAGAGAGACCGCGCAGCATAGCCGTAACCGTCGAGGAGCGCTGGCCGTCAGAGTTAAGCGCCCCAACAATTGCCCCCGCCGAGGTGCCCGCGTTCGCCGTTGCATAGACCCCGAGTTCCTCAAGCGCGCACCAGATCCCGGCATGGATATCGAGCCCCGGCAACCCGCCGCCGCTCCAACAAAACAGCCTCGTCTTTTTCCGATCCATGCTTCTTGCCTCGTAGAGGGAAGCTTCAGCCCCCCGGCCACTCGGCCGGGGAGCATTAGCAGCAACCCATCAAAAGCACACCACGCGCTTTGATGGAGACAAGGATGCAGCAGCCTGCAAAAACCTGCAATGAGTTTAAATGTAACCCAGAAACCGCCCCCCCCAAAAACAAATCAAAAAAAAGATTGTTGTTTGGGTTGACAATCAACGGTTGACCTGAGATAGTATCCCCAGATCGAGAGACGGTCTAGCCGACCGGGCGGAACCCGGAACAGGAGACAGACCATGACGACAACTAGCGAGATCATCGACAAAACTGCTACAGCAAAGGTGTGCTGGGATACGCAGGGTACGTACGGCGCTAAAGGATTTAGCGGGACATTGAGCTGGATGCCCATACATGATGGGCCAATGGCAACTCTTGGTTTTCAGGATCCAGAGGCACCCATTATTGGATATCGACCATTGCTTACTATTGCTGACGGAAATGAGGGTTGGAGCGGATTGACTGTACGAGATAATCGTCAGGAGGTCGCAGGTCGTTTGGACGATGACACATATTACACTGGCACCATGCGTACAGGAACAGATGCCAAGACGCTTCGGGATCACGGTGTCAAGGTTGTGTTTGCGGGCACCGTCAGCTACCTCCACGCCCTTGATAAGAACGCACTGTGCACAGACGCACAGCGTCAGTTAGTCATTGAAGCTATATGCATTCGAAAGCAATCTACTGAAGCCAATCCGTGCGCTCTTTACTCAGCGGGAGCAACACTACAGACGTGGGCGCATGTATCCCGCGATGACTACGAGCGAGACGCCACCAATGCCGCAGCCTACAACCGATGAAAGCATCTCTTGCGCTGGAAGCGATTGGCCAGAATTACACGAGGGAAATACGCGACATGGATCGCTACATCGGGACGGCAACAGGGTGCCGCCCCGATCTGATGCCTTGGCGGTGGGGTGTATGGCAAGTTGGGTTTAAAAAGCCAACAATACTTCATGGAAAATGGGACTACACCAACGCGAATGGCAAAGGTTCACGTGGAGTTTACGTGCATTACCTCCTTGAGTCTGGGCATCTGTATCAAGTTGCTGAGCCAACATCATGGAAAAGCACCAATCACTATTTCTGCACCGTCAACAATGACGGCGATATAATTCAAATGAATCAGGAAGAAGGTTACGAATGGCTTCAAAACAACCGCTAGGGATCAACGTTTACACTGCGTGCCGACAGCGTATCGAGTGGGTGTTTGACAACATCCCACGCATCTACGTCAGTTTTAGCGGAGGGAAGGATTCGACCGTGATGCTGCACATGGTGATGGCCGAAGCAATCAAGCGCAGGAAAACAGTTGGCGTTCTGTTCGTGGATCTAGAGGCGCAATATGCGCTGACGATGAAGCACATCCAGGATCTGTACGATCGGTATGCAGACCTGATTGAGCCGTACTGGGTGTCGTTGCCGCTTAACCTCCGCAACGCTGTGTCTATGTATGAGCCTCAATGGATGTGCTGGGACCCGGACCGCCGTAAGGATTGGGTAAGGACAGCGCCACCGCTGGCAATCACGGACGAATCCTACTTTCCGTTTTTCCGGCGAGGGATGGAGTTCGAGGAGTTCGTCCCGGCGTTTGGTCACTGGTTTGGAAACGGAAAACTTACTGCCTGTTTTGTCGGCATCCGTGCGGACGAAAGTCTAAACAGATGGCGTACTGTGGCGTCAAATCGAAAGCAAACACTGGACGGGTATAAGTGGACAACATGGTGCGGGAGTCATCTCTATAACGCCTACCCGATCTACGATTGGAAGACAGCCGACATCTGGCGCTATCACGCGAAACACCCGGATCACGAACACAACGTACTCTATGACCGCATGCACCAGGCCGGGTTGACGCCGCACCAGATGCGGATATGCCAGCCGTACGGTGACGACCAGCGCAAAGGGCTTTGGCTGTTCCATATAATCGAGCCCCACACCTGGGCCAAGGTTGTAGCTCGCGTGAACGGAGCCAACCAGGGCGCTCTCTACGCTCGAAATTCCGGTAACATCCTTGGAAACCAGAAGATAACAAAACCGGAAGGTCACACTTGGAAATCATTTGCAATGCTTCTTCTTGGCAGCATGCCGAATACCTCGGAAGAGCACTACAAAAACAAAATTGCCGTGTTTCTTAAATGGTACAAAGAACGGGGTTATCCAAACGGGATCCCCGATGTGGGTCCCAATGACACGAAACATCCAAGCTGGAAACGCATCTGCAAAGCACTGTTGAGAAATGATTACTGGTGCAAGGGGTTGTCGTTCTCCCAGCACAAGAGTACGGCGTACGATAAATACAGCAAACTGATGAAGCGAAGGAGGACGGAATGGAAACTGATATGACTTGGACAGAGCACCATCCGGTGTCGCATGTAAAATGGGTTCCTGTCGACAAAGTGACAGCAAATGATTACAACCCGAATACTGTAGCTCCGCCGGAAATGAAGCTGCTCGAAATATCAATTGTCCGCGATGGTTTCACGCAACCGATTGTTGTATGGGAGACGGATTCAGGATTCGAAGTTGTGGATGGGTTTCATAGACATCTAGTCGGGAAAAAGATTGGAATGACATACCTTCCCGTGGTTGTGATCAACTCAGACCGGAGCAAACGGAATGACAGGATCGCCTCGACGATACGGCACAACCGCGCCAGAGGCAAGCATCAGATAGACGGTATGAGCGATATCATACAGGAGTTATCCAGGCGCAATTGGAACGATGAGAAAATAGCAAAAGAGCTAGGAATGGAATCTGATGAGGTTCTTCGACTAAAGCAAATAACCGGACTTGCTGAAATGTTTGCAGATCAAGAGTTTAGCGAAGCATGGGAGATCAACTAATGCCAGCCCCAGCCAAAAACATTAACGCCGTAAAGTCGCCCTCCGGGGCGGCCGACAGCCGCCTCAACATCCGCGTCCCGCAAGCCGACAAGGCACGCTGGGTGCGTGCTGCTCGAGGGCGCAAGCTCACCGAGTGGGTGCTCGACATCCTCAACCGGGCAGCGGCCAGCTAAAAGACAAACGATTTAAAGTCGCGGGTATTGTCGCTACGCTGGGCGTGTATGCGAATCACCTGGATCTTCATTTGAAACGGATTGAAGCGCACGCCCTTGCTGTTCGCAAACTCCATCAGCCCGATCGCAATAAATTTCTTACTAGGAAAGAGCTCAACTTCAGAAAAATACCCCGAGCGAAAAAGACCGTCATTGATAATTATCTTTACGCCCCATAGCGGACCGCTCTCAGTATTCTTGACGTAGACCTTGCCATCCTTCACACGTAAAGCGACGCCAAGAGTTTCAACCCCTGCTACTGAAACTCCCGAAACACACATCAACAAACATACAGCAACCAGCATTGCCCGTCTCATAATCAACCTCTCTTTTTTGTGACGAGTTCCATTGCAGCCTTCAGCACGTCTTCAGCCTCAACACCCAACTGGTGTGCGATCATCTCAGCAGCCTCCAGCATCGTCAGCTCGCGATTCGCGCTGCGAGCGTCTGGACACACGCACTCACGCACAGCCATCGGCCCCGAACCAACAACAGCATCCTCAACCCCCGTCATCAGAAAATCAACAGTGCACTTCAGGGCGTCTGCAAGTTTTTGAAGGAGCACCGGCTTCGCATTTCCATTTGCCGAAAGGATGTTGTAAATCGTTCGCTCAGAAACACAAGCCAGCTTCGCGAGATCCCGCCGCGTCAGGTGGTTTACGCACATAAGATGATCAATGCGATCGGCTATTTCATGAGTTAGTGAAATTGTCTGCATTATTCTATTGACCACTTCCGGTTATTGAAGTATATCTGCATTGACGGTTGGTTACACCCATAACCCTTTACATGGGAAGGAGACGCCTTGAAAATAGCTAAGTCAACGAAAGATGCGGCACGCATCACGCACAACCACACACGCAGAGTGCTGATTAAAACCGCATTGATGCAGCGGCACCTTACCACAAAAGATATGGCCAAAAGGTTACGCTGCACAGCCCCCATGCTCTCAATGGTCATCAGCGGCCGCAAGCGCTCCAGGCGGATCGAGATGCATCTTTGCCGCGCACTCGGGTTTGTCCGCAGCCAACTGTGGGGTGACGCATGAGCCGCACACCATCCAACACCGATCTAGTAAAGCTGCTCGCTGCCAAGGGAAAACAGTGGGGAGAGCCCTGCCAGATCGCCGACGCGGCCAGCGTCTGCAAGTGCTCCCGACAGAAGCTACACGCCTACACCACCGGCCGTCGCCACTTTCCTTATATAGAGCAAAAGCTAGCCGACTTCTTCTCCCTCTCAATCCCCGATCTCAGAGCAACCCTGAATCTACCAGAAAGGAACATCACGTCATGAATGATCAAGCTTATCGAAATCTTGATCCGGTTGGAATTGCAGCGCTTGAGAGAGCACTTCAGGAAAGGAAAGACTATTGCCAAGCTCCATGGTATCGAAAGCTACGGATGCTGCCCAGGCGGCGAGCACTCCCGGCCCTGCGTCGCTGGTGGCGATTACGCCGCGATCTTCTGCCTCGCATAGCAATGCGCTTAAACGTTGACCGTATTGCAGGCGCTCTATCAGGCAAAGACATTCTGACGTATCTGCATCCTCACGCAGCTGTCCACGGGAAATTGATTCCGCAGCCTTCCGGGCTGCAACGTCTCGGTATGCTTCTCGGGCGGCCTCCAGCACCGCTGTGTCGTGAGTGCGCAAAATGGAACGGCGCTTCCGGTCACCCCCCTTGCCGAGAGCTTTTTCAATCATCATGCAGGCCGTGCGCCAGTGATTCATCAGAACATCCTTTCGATCATCCTCAACTCCAAAAAGCAGAGGATATCCTCTCACCTCGGAACTCACAACCCGGAACTCTGAACACAGACCACTCAACCCCTCTCAAAACAACAACCAACCCAGGAGGAACGCCACATGCCACACACCACCACGCCAGCCCCAAGAATTCTAACTGTGCCTGATCTGCCACACGCAATCGTGACTGGTCAAAGCCAGGCCGGATGGGACGCCAGCAATACACGCTGGCACAGAACTGAAGCAGACCGCCGCGCCGCAAAGGGCGACCACGTCTTTATCCGCAAGAACGGCGGCGGCCGCATCCACCTCGCCATCGGGATCCCACGCCCCACCGATGACATCATCTATATGCCGGAGGTGTTCTGAGATGGATATTCAAACATTCATCGACGAAGTCCACTTGCTCTCCATTGCCATGGCGCGCCCTTCGGTGGCCGTTGCCGTGCGCGGCATCTGCAACCGCCACGACCTCGAGCACTCCCCGCTCTCCCTCTCGGCCATACGCCGCCGCCTGGAGAAACAGCAGACGCTCACGATCGACGGAGACCTGATCTTTCTGATCCCGCACCAGTCTCTTTGCCAGGTGGCCATCCGTATGGCAGCGCAGAGAGATGCAGCCCGCACCGCTGCAACCGAGGCCGCACGGGATCGCGATCAGCTCTATAGCGAACTTGCAGCCATCAAGAAAGAAGAGGTGGCGGCATGATCTATGTCATCGCATGCATCGCAGTGCTTCTGCTCGTGGCTTTCATTTGCACCGTGGTGGCAGCTCTGTATTTGGCGGTCGTACTCACCGAAGAGCAAATCGAGAACATTGACCAGAACCCAGAACCCGGAACTCAGAACCCAGAACTCACATAATGGACGCGCACCGGCAGCCACCATTTGGAGGCCGGGCGCAGAAATGAAAGGAAGGCAACAGTAATGGACATCAAAACAATTCACGAAGACATCCAGGCGCAATGGTTCTCGTTTGAATCGGTTATGCAGATCCTCGGCGTCAGCAAACGCACAGCACGCACCGAGGTCGCGAAAGTCAATCCACGGCTGATCCGCTATAACCATAACAAGAGCGAGTCGGGCGGACGCCCTGAGCACATGTATCACTACACCGGACTAGCGGCACTCGACTCGTATTACCGCACCCATGTCACAGAATCCATAGATGAGCAGATTGCCGAGGCAGCAAAAGGCGGCATGCCGCCCGACGATCTGGCTCGGGCGCAACTGCGCCTCACCTGCGTAAAGGAATACCAGGCGCGTTGCAAAGGCATGCCCCGGGGCGAAGCCCTGCTCATCACAGCCAACGACTGGACAAAGCGCCCGCGAGAACGCACAGCCAACATTGACGAGCGCCGCAGACGCGACAAGCGCAAGCATACCGTCATCATCACACTGGGATCTGTATCCCCCAGCTCCATACAGCACTGGGATAAGCTGTACAAGAAAGGCAAGACCGTCAAAGCGCTTCTGCTCTCCAAGAAGGGAAGAGTCGGGCGCAAGGGCACTGAGATCGAAGACGCCCTGCTACGGTATGTTCTGGCGAACTCGGTATCAACTGCCCGCGCAGACGTCACCAAGGCAGTGGCCTATGCCCGCAAAACATGGCCGGACGGAGAGGTGCCTGACATCTCCATCCGCACATGGCAGCGCCGCATCGCCGCGCTCAACCCCGGCAAGGATGCAGCCACTCTTGGCAAGAAGGGCGTCGCCGCATACGAGAACGAGTGCAGCCCGAATGTCGAGATGGACTATTCGCTCCTGGCCTACAACGATCTCTGGCAGCTTGACGACGTCATTATGGACTTCTACGCGCACCGGGAATCCAACCCCGAGGAACTCTGCCGCCCATACCTCTATGCTGTGATGCGCGTGGCCACCAGAGAGTGGATAGGATACGTCATCAGCGAGAAGCCGATCACCCAGCGGCAGGTCGGTGGATTGCTGGCGCATTGTTTCTCTGCTCCCGAAGGCGGACTGCCAAAACATGTCACCTTCGAACGCGGCTCCGTAGCGCTGAACGATTCTCTGGCAGAAACACTCGACAATCTCGGCGTGGGCTGGCACCGCGCCAGCATCGACGGCGGGCGCACCTGGAGCGGCGCAATCCCAGACGGCAGCAAAGGCCACTCCCGAGCCAAGGCCGTACTGGAAAGCAACAACCGCCGCCTCCACAACATCCTCTGGAACATGGCGGGGCAGATTGGAATCGAAGAGCGCCACTCAGCGCCCGGCAACACCGAGGCCATAAAGAGCGAAAGCATCAAGCGCGTCCAGAACGGAGACGCAACCCTCCTGCCATTATGGGAGAATGCCCGCACCTTCATCGACACGGCCATCCAGGAGCACAACACCACGCCGCACTCTGGGCTGCCGCGAGTCTGGGATACCGAGACGCGTTGCCACCGCCACGCCACACCGGCAGAGTACGCCGCAGAGCTTGCCAAACAGGAGAAGCAGCTGCGCATCATGGACCCCTACATGACCCCGGCATTCTACGCCGAGGGCCGCATGGTCCCTGTCACGAAGAACGGCATCAAGGTCGGGATCGACCGGAAGACAAAACAAACCCGCTCATACGGCCGCTTTGACGACGACCTCCACGCAAGGAACGGAACAAAGGTCACCTGCTACGTCCTCGACGACTATCCACAGCACTGCTACGTCGCAGAACTGGGGCGCACCGTTGAGCTCTATGAGAAGCAAGACCCTCGCGTGAGCGGCGACCAGTACGGCAAGAAGCGCCATATCGACAAACAGAACAAGGCGAACTTTGAAGACCTCATGGCCAGCAGCGCCCGCTATGAGCAGGAATTCATCGAGCAGCACATTGCAACAGCAGCAGCGGCGAACGTCGACGAGTCAAAGATCATCTCCGTCACCAGCGAGGTGCTGCGCCAGAGAGTAGCCACCGTCACCCAGGCGAACATGAAGCAGCAGGTCGAGGAGGCAGAGATACAAGAGCGCACCGCCATGCCATCCGGCGAGGACAAGCCGGACGCACAGGCCGCCCCCGTGCGCCGCAAGCGCAAATCCATCAACGACCTGCCAGAGATCAACCCGCTCTCAGATGTAGCGTTGGCCGTCTCGGCCAATAACGACGATGACGCGGACGAACTCGGCCCCGAAGAAATGGAGAAATCAGCATGAGCGAAGCAATTCAACTCCTCGGCATATTGATCCTGATCGGCACCTGCCTGATCGGGGTAATGATCGACTATCGCCGCTTGCAAGAGCAGCGCGAAGAGTCCCGATCGGTATGCAGCGACCGCCACCACCGCGAACCGGAGGCGAGCGCCTCTTCGTTACCTTCGTTTCCTTCTGTTCAAACCAAACACAACCTGGAGATCACACCATGGCAACTCAACCAGATACTCAAATAATCGACCTCTCAAAAATGCGGGGTGTGGAGCTTTCCGACCGCACCGACATCATGATCAATTCCGCCCTGGCACGGCTCGACCTCACCGACCACGAGCGCGCCTTCTGTCTCGCTGCCATGAAGGGCGTGCGAGATTACGCGACAGAGAGCGAGTATGGCCTCAAGCGCGTAGCCGACCAGATTGACGGGATGAGCAACGGCGTGCTCTCCCAGATGTTCGGCGGCACGTATCCGGGCAACTATATGAAACGCTGCCAGAAGCTGGCAAACTTTCTGGCCGCCCGGGAGACCGCCCGCATCTATGGCCGCATCGACAGCTTCGTGCCGACTCGCATCGGCCAGGGGCTTGAGCGACTCCTGGAGCGTACCCGCTACAACCACAGAATTCAGACGCTGCAAAGCCCCGAGCAACTCGGAAAGACTCGCGTATGCAGAGAATACGTACAGCGAGAAAACTCGCGCACCATCATGGTCACACTGGAGGACAGCGGCACCAGCAACCCGTTCTCCCTCTTTCTCCGCGATCTTGCAGAAGCCTGTGGCATCAGCACAGACCACAAGCCCATCATGCATATCCGGGGGCTGATCACGCGCTACCTCGACAACATTGATCTTGTCGTGGTCGACGAATGGCACGCCACAAACGACTGGCCGGATCGCGCCATCAAAGCCCTGCTCGACTTCATCCGCAAAAAGCTCCATGCAGACGGCAAGCGCGGGGTAATCCTGATCGCCACGAACGACGACATCAACGCCAGTCTGGACGGCTTCCGTGTCCGTACGCGCTACAACATGGGCCAGCTCTACGGGCGCATGTGCAACGAGCCCTTCGACATCGACCCCGGAGACATTTCCCTCTCAGATGTACAAGCCCTCGTCGAGCGCTACTACAAGCCCGGAAAGCGCACACTCAAGAAGCTCCACGAGGTCTCCCTGCGCGAAAACCTCGGTCACTTCGGTTTCCTGCTCGACGTCATGGACCAGGCATGGGCAGACCACGTCATCAACGACCAGCCCCTCTCCGACCAGCTGGTCGAGGAGCGCCTGGAATCCTCACTCGAAGCAATCGCAGAACGCGAAAACAACAAATAACAACCCAACAAAAAGGAGAACACACCAATGGCAACCCGAATCAGTGACATGAGACCCATCGTCAAAGACCTCGACGGCGCGAAAGCCGTCATGGCCAAACTCGCGCAAACCGAGATCGCAATAGAACGGCGTACCGCAATGGCAGAGAAACGCATCGCCACAATCAAAGCCAGGCGAGACGCAGACAACGCCGAGGATCTCCAGACCCAGAGCGAACTCAAAACAATCCTCGCCACGTTCATCGAGGGCAACCGTCACCTGTTCAAACGCCCCAAGAAGGTCAAGACCGACTGGGGTACCTTCGGGATCCAGAAAGTGACGCAGGTGGTCATCACCGACAAAGACGCCCTCATCAACGACCTTCTCGATCTCGGATATTTAGAGTGTTTGAAGACTACTCGAAAGATCCTCAAACCCAAGATCAAAGACCGTTTGAAGGACAAGCAAACACTGCAAGGCTGCACCCTGCACGAAGGAGACACCGCCACCTACAAAGTCGCAAAAGTCCTCATCGACGAAGCCAAAGATCAAGGAGTCAAATAACCATGGCCCGATCACTCAAACCCATGCCCATCGGCGGAACCGACATTCATATCATCGCAGGCCCCTGGAAAGGCCGCACCGCCAAAGTCGACCGCTACCACCAGGGCCGTCTCTACGCCAACGAACAAAGCGGCAAGACCTGGACCACAATCGGCCCCATCAACCCAGAGCACATCGAGGAGATCAACTCATGAGCCTGCTGACCACCAAAGAGCAATGCGTAATGGACGCCCTCAGCGACGCATGGAACGAGTTCTGCGGACTTCCGTCGCTACACCCCGACGAGTCCGACGAGCTCAGGGCAATCATTCACGCCGCGCAAACAATCATCATGGCACGTCCGGTCCAGCGCGAAATCAACGAGGAGGAGATCCACTCATGAGCGCCCCCCGAGGACTGAGCAAACCGCAAAAGATGCTGCTCCATATATATAAGGACGCAGCAAACCTTGACGAGCAGAAATATCGCCAGATCCTGCGCGACAAAGCCGGGGTCGGTTCAGCGGCCGACCGCCGCTTTGGCCAATGCCAGTTTGATGTCGTCATGGCAGAGCTCGAGCGCGTGCTCTTTGAGCGTGTCAGCTCGGCCCTCGTGGCCGCACCGACCTCCCACTACATAAAGGACGAGTTCCACTGGCGCGGCAAATGCCCAGCGCAGGGGCACAGCAACGTGCGCCAGCGCCACGCCATCGAAGAAGTATGGAGCCTGCTTGCCGAGCGCCTGCCACCGGCGTGCGCCACGCAGCACTACCTCCTCGGGCTCATCCGCCAGGCGGCGGGCCGCCCCGCCATGCCGCACCAGCTCACGCGGCGCGAGGCAGACCTCGTAATCGACGCCCTCAAAAGCCGCCTCTCAACCGCCCTCAAACTCTCAGCCGCATAACAGAAAGGAACACGCCATGCCCCTAGCGCCCATAGACCAGCCACTGCAGCCCGAGCTCGACTTCTTTGCGAACCCTCCTCCGTCCGTGGCGACGGGCGACATCCCGGACGAGGTCCTTCGCATCATCGGGCACCTGAGCATCCACACGCGAGAAGGCCATCCCATGAGCGCGCCCCAGCTCGCCACAGACCTGGGCATCGGCGACAGCGCCGGGCGGCACGTGCGCGGCCTCATTGCAAACTATCAGGACGCCTTCCCCTTCGTCGTCTGCGCCACAAGCGGCAAAGGATACTTCATCACCGAAGACCCCGAGCAGATGGAACACTACGACAAAACCCTCCAGAGCCTCGTCAAATCCATCGCCTGCCGCATCAAATCCTTCCGGGCCAACGCCTCACGCTGCGGCTTCGAGCGCATCGACTCCGGCCCGCGCGTCCACTACCAGGAGCGCACCGCATGAGCCGCCCGCCCCGCCGCAAATACTGGACCATCACAGGCACACTATGGTCCCGCAAACACACAGACGCCTTTTCCCTACTAAAGGACATCAACGAAATCCTTGAACCCCACGGCCTAAAGCTAACAACCCAGGAATGCCACTACGCTGGCACAGCATACGAAAAGGAGATACCACGCAAATGAGCAAAACCATCATGACCCAAACCATTAACGGCTGCATCGTCAACCCCGCCAAAACCCTCGACCTATCCAAGCGCAACCCGCGCAAAACCTTTGACCTCGGCGACAGAGAAGAAGCCGCAGAAGAACTCGCCACAATCCAGCACCGCCTCATCAACCTGCACACGCGCCTCCACGCAGAAGGTAAGCGCAGCCTGCTCGTAGTGCTCCAGGCCATGGACGCCGGAGGCAAAGACGGAACCATCCGAAAAGTCTTCGGCCCCCTAAACGGCCACTGGCTTGGAGTCACAGACTTCAAAGCCCCCACCGACGCCGAGCTCGCGCGCGACTACCTCTGGCGGATCCACGCCGCCATGCCCAAGCGCGGAACCATTGGCATCTTCAACCGCAGCCACTACGAAGACGTCCTAATCACGCGTGTTCACGACTGGATCAACGCCCACGAAGCCAACGCCCGCTACCGCCAGATCAACCAATTCGAGAAACACCTCACCGAAAACGGCGTCACCATCCTCAAGATCCACCTCCAGATCAGCAAAAAGGAGCAGCGGCAACGCTTTGAAGACCGCATATCAGAGCCCGACAAGCGCTGGAAATTCTCAACTCAGGACGTCGAAGAGCGCAAACACTGGAGCAAATACATGGACGCCTACGAAATGGCCCTGCAAAAATGCTCCACCCGGCACGCCCCCTGGTACATCGTCCCCGCCGACCGCAAATGGGCAAGAAACGTCATCATAGCCCGTATCGTTCTCGACGCCCTGGAAGCCATGGCCCCCCAGATCCCCGAAGTAAACCTCACCAGCAAACACCGGAGCTTCAAATGAGCGACGTTATTCCTTTATTGGTAATGACAGGCATCCTGTTTATTCCGATTTTCGGAGTATGCATCATTCTAATTGTCGTCAGAATAATTGGAGGCAAGTGATGAGATGCAACAAGCGCCACATCTGCCACAGCTACTGCGACCAGCACTGCCGAACCGCTGTCTGCTTCGATGCGACTGAAGGCGATGGTTCGCTCCCAGCATTTCAAATGGAAGTAGGCCAGTGGCAGCGAGAAACATTCCCAGGGTCAAACCCAAAGAGCAAGGTCGACCATCTACGCAAAGAAGTCGAAGAGCTTGCCGAAAGCTACTCCCCAGAAGAAGCGGCAGACTGCCTGATCTTGCTTCTGGGCTTTGCCGACCTCAACCACTTCGACCTCTTGAACCATGCCAAGCGCAAAATGCAGATCAACCAAGACATCTTCCAGCGAGAATTCCAACAGGCACCAGCGCCATGAAACTTAAGATCAACAGAGACCTGTACGAGAAACTCTACCGTTGCAGGAAGTCCATGCGCGAATCAATGAAGTACTATGCCACAGTCGCAATCAACAAACACCTGTCAGGCTTCTTGGACGGGGTAGCACATGACGACACGCTCACAGATGCTACCCGAGAAAACTCCACCGTCATCACAATCGCCGACACCGATCTGGACCCCCAGACCATCCGCATTGCCCTGGCAAAAGCAGTCGCCTACGCAGAGCCCCTCATCCCGACCCCATTCAAGACCGACCTCCGCAAGGATATTGACTACAAAACCAGATGAATAACTAACCAACGTTTTACAGATCCGTCGGTAAGCGCCGACGGGCAACCAAGAGGGCTGCCACCCTCCCAATGAAGCGGTGAAATGAACACCGTAACATCCTGCCAAAGACTACCCGCCAGCACGCGGCTAAAAAACGGAGGCAGGCTAACATGGAGACAGGGAAATGAAAAGCCCACTAAACTATCTGGGCGGCAAGAGCCGCTTGGCCGAACGTATCGTCAACAAAATCCCGGAGCACACTTGCTACTGCGAGCCATTCAGTGGTGCAGCGTGGGTGCTTTTCAGGAAAGACCCGTCAAGTTGCGAGGTGATAAACGATGCAGACGGCGAGCTCGTCACATTCTGGCGAGTCATTCAGAACCACCTCGAAGAGTTTCTGCGCTACTATAAGTACGCAATCATCTCTCGCGAGATCTTCGATCTGGAGAAAGACCGCCCGCCCAGGACGCTGACAGACATTCAGCGGGCCACGCGATACTACTACCTCCAGAAGCTGGGGTTCGGCGGGCGCACCACAGGCAGAACGTTTGGCGTCAAGGCAACATCAGCGCCTGGGCTAAACCTCTCAACTATGGAGGACGTTCTCCTAGAGACGCACTGGAGACTCAAGCGCGTCGTCATCGAGCACCTCGACGCGCTCGCTTGCATCAAACGCTACGACCGCCCGACAACATTCTTCTACATGGATCCACCGTACTGCGGAACCGCAGGATACGCCGTACCCTTTCCGGAGGAGAAGTACAGCGAGCTTGCCGAGCTCCTCGCCACGTTGAAGGGCAAGTTCATCTGCTCACTTAACGACACGCCCCAGGTTCGCGCCACGTTCAAGGCGTTCAGGATCCGGGGCATCACCACAACCTACACAGTAAAGAACGGCCGCAGCGCCAAGCACAACCGAGACACCCCCGCAAAAGAAGTACTCATTGACAACATCAAGGGGTAGCAACCCCAGTTTGAACGGCGATCAAGCTCCGGCCTGGTCGCCGTTTTTGTTGCACTAAACCCAAAAGCTCAGAACATCCCGATAACATTAGGGGTTTAGAGGTATTGGAATCTGGAGCCGCGTTGCATTAAAGGGTTCGATTCTTGCACTTAACCCCTCGAAAGTCCCCGCCGTTTGAACCCCTGCCGTCGCGGATGTTGGCACGCGGGACAAAATAAACTGTCCGAGCCAATCACGCCGACTCACAGAAACTCACTGCTACTAGCGGGTTTTCACGGGATATCACGGAAACTCACGCACACAGTTTATTCTGTCGCTGGTCACTGCACCACGATCGCACGAG